AACACGCGACAAGCACAGGAGAAGAAGATGATCGAGATCAAGCTGGACCCCGAGGGAACGAGCGTCACGATGAAGCCGGTGAGCTTCCTCGGGCGCGACAAGTTCCCGCTGTACCGCGACGCCTGCTACCAGAACGGCGCGAAGTTCATCCCCGCCGAGCGGATCAACCGTGCGCCGCTGTCGCAGGTCGCAGACCTGTTGCAGTCCTTCAAGGACGCGGGCCTGGACTGCCAGGTGGACCCGTCGATCGTGGACGCGCTGCGCTCCGAGGCCGACGCCGCCGTCGAGCTGTCCGAGTCCGGCACCGCCGCGCTCGAGGCTGCTCGCGCCGACCTCGAGGCGCGCGGGCTCTCGCTGTTCAAGTACCAGGAGACCGGCGTCCAGTGGCTCGCGCCCCGCAAGGGCGCGCTGTTGACCGACGAGATGGGCCTCGGCAAGACGGTCCAGGCGCTCGTGGCGCTGCCCCGCAAGGCGCGTGCGATCGTGGTGGTGCCGAACGCGGTCAAGTACAACTGGATGCAGGAGATCAAGCGGTGGCGCCCCGACCTGCGCGCCACCCAGGTCGCCAGCAAGCGCACCTTCCGCTGGCCCGTGGAGGGCGAGGTGATCGTGGTCACCTGGTCGTCGCTGCCCGGCGAGCTGGTCGATGGCGTCGATGCTGACGGCAAGCAGGTCCGCACCGTTGACCTGGACCTGCCCATGGCGCCCGGCGGCGTCACCCTGATCGCTGACGAGGCGCATTGCGCCAAGAACGCGAAGGCCCAGCGGACCATGAAGTTCGAGGAGCTGGCCGAGTTCGTGCGAGCCTCCGAAGGCTCCGTCTGGCTGCTCACGGGGACCCCGTTGCTGAACCGTCCGCCCGAGCTGTGGCAGCTCCTTTCGATCGCGGGCGTGGCTCACGAAGCCTTCTCGGGCTGGCAGGACTTCGTCCGGCTGTTCCGTGGTGCCAAGTCCCGCTACGGCTACGACTGGGGCTCGCCGGACGCCGAGGTGCCGGACCGCCTCCGCCGTGTGATCCTGCGCCGGAACCGTTCCGAGGTGCTCCGCGAGCTGCCCCCGAAGATGCGGACCGACACGATGGTCAACGGCCTGTCCGCCGAAGTCGTGCGCCTGTGCGACGAGGTGCTCGAAGCCATGGAGGAGCGCGGCGTCGATCTGTCCTCGGTCGAGGCGCTCGAGTTGAAGGACGTGCCCTTCGAGATGATGGCGAAGGTTCGCAGCGCCCTGGCCGCCGCGAAGACCCCGGCAGCGATCCAGCTCGTCGAGGAGTACGAGGCCCAAGGCGTTCCCGTCGTCGTGTTCTCGGCGCACCGCACCCCGGTCGATGCCCTCGGCAAGCGCGAGGGCTGGGCGACGATCACGGGAGACACCTCGACCGACGAGCGCGGTCGCATCGTCGAGGACTTCCAGGCTGGCAAGCTGAAAGGGCTCGCCGGGACCATCGGCGCGATGGGCGTCGGCGTCACCCTGACCCACGCGCACCACCTGATCCTCGTGGATCTGGCCTGGACCCCGGCGCTCAACAGCCAGGCCGAGGACCGCTGCTGCCGGATCGGCCAGGAGGCCGACACGGTCCACGTGACCCGCCTGATCGCCTCGCACGAGTTGGACCAGCGGGTCGTGGAGCTGCTGACCTACAAGCAGATGATCATCGAAGGCAGCGTCGAAGCTGCGAATGTGGACGAGTCCTACCTGCCCTCGAGTCCCGACGCCAACCTGTTGCGCGCCGCTTCGCTGGCCGAGGAGATGGCCTCGCGCGGCGCCGCCGTCGCTGAGCAGAAGAAGTCCGAGCGCGAGGTCGAGGTCATGGCCGAGATCAAGTCCCGCCACGACGGGCGCGAGATGAAGTGGAGCGACCGGCGCCGCTCGGCCTGCTGCGCCCTCGAGGATCACGCGCGCCAGGCCCTTGCCCAGCTCGTCGCCGCCGACCAGGACTACGCTCGCGAGCAGAACGGCATCGGCTTCTCGCAGTACGACTGCGAGTTCGGCCACAGCCTCCACCAGCAGCTCGAGAAGTTCGAGATGCTGACCGAGCGCCAGTGGCGCGCGGCCTGCAAGCTCGCCGTGAAGTACCGCCGTCAGGTTGGCGAGCCCCCGGTCGCGTGACCCTGGACCTGGCGACCATCCTCGGCGCGCTCCCTGGACTCACCTCCAGCGAGCGCGCCAAGGTCGTGGCGGCCTGCCAGGTGCTCGGCACCGAGGCCGCCGACGACTCGCGACCCTCGACGCCCGAGGAGTTGTTGTGGCGCGGCTACCAACGGTTCGGGGAAGAATCGGGAGTCGTGCTTCCTCCCCTCTCCGTGGTGAAGAAGATGAGCGCCTACGCGGGCTTCCGTGCAGCCTCGCAAGCTCTGGACCCCTGGATCCTCGAGCACTTCAAGATCCAGGACGAATCGCAGCGGGCCAAGGCGTACCGGGTCGTAGGTAGATGCGTGATGCGTATGATCGAAGGGTTCGATGCTCCCTGGACCCCGGCGACGCTGATGCGCCAGGCTGCCAGCGCGACGGCAGCCGTCGATCTCCAGTTCCCCGGCTACGCCCAAGCGGGCTGGCTCCCCAGCACCCTATGAACCCTTTCGACTTCATGCTCCAGGCGCCGGACCCGATCAGGTTCCGGTGGAAGCCCCTGCCCTCGGAACGGCTGTTGGTCGAGCACCTGTCGCCTTTCCCGCTCGACTTCGTGGAGGTCGTGACCGAGACCCTCAGCGAAGCGCAGGTGCTCCTCAAGGCCGCCCGCTACGAGCCCTCGAAGCTCTACCTCGTGTCCGCGATCCCGGATGAGGACGCGACCATCGGCACGCTGTTCCCGAAGTTCGACGAGGAGCGCCTCGGCGCCCGGCCCGTTGGTCGTCTCGAGGCCGCCGATCCCGGCGGCCAGTCCGGCGCTTCGCGCCCCTCCAAGGTCGTGGTCCACAAGAAGCCCGTGCCCCGGTGGTTCGTCGTGATGGCGCAGAAGGGGGAGGTGCTCGAGTTCGACGACCGCGACGAAGCGGAAGCCGTGTTCGCCGCCCAAGCCGGTCCCGGCGTCCTGATCCAAGCCACCGATGCTCGGGCAGTCCGCTCGAGGTTCACCGCTCCGTGAAGCTCCAGGCCGCTGTTCAGGAGGCGCTCGTGGCGCTGCTGTGCTACGACGCCGAGGCAGGTGCCGAGGTGGCAGCGATGGTCCTGCCCCGCGACTTCGACCCGGTGTACCGGGAGATCGCGGAGCAGGCCATCGACTACCGCCACAGGCACGCGCAAGCGCCGGGCGAGCACACGCCCGACCTGTTCGACGCCGCCGCTGAGCGGGCCGAGTCGAAGGCGCCTATGTTCGCGAGGCTGCTCGACTCGATCGAGCGCACTCGCGAAGACCTGAACCCGAAGTACGTGGTCCAGCGGGCTGCCGCCTTCGTCCGCTACCAGCGGGTCAAGTCCGGGCTCGAGAAGGCGCTCCGATCGCTGACCTCGGATGATGAAGCTGGGCTGGAGAACGCCGAAGCGGCCCTTCATGATGCGCTGAAAGCGAGTGTCGGGACCTTCGACGCGGGCCTGCACTTCATCGACGACCTGGAGGCCACGCTCCGGTTCCTGACCGATCCCGAGGAGGCGTACCCCACCGGGATCCCGGAGTTGGATCGCGTCAGCGCCGGGCCGACCCCGGGCCGCTTCGGGCTGTTCGCCGCCCCGTCCGGCAAGGGCAAGTCGTGGTGGCTGATCCAGCTCACCGCTGCGGCGCTCAAGCGCGGGCTATCGGTCCTGTACGTGTCCCTCGAGTTGTCCGAGTCCGAGTTGTCCCAGCGACTCATTCAGCGCCTCCTGAGCGTGACGAAGCGAGACATCCCCGAGGGCGTCACCTACGAGCGGTTTCTCGAGACGCCGGACCCGGAAGACCGTGGCTCGCGCCGGAAGACGATGCGGATGAAGCCCCGTCCGGCGCTCGCTGATCCGAAGACCGAAGCCCTGGTGCGCCGCAAGCTCAAGGCGCTCGAGGGGCGAGGCAGGATCATCCTCAAGAGCTTCCCGAATGGATCGCTCTCGGTGGACCAGTTGGACAGCTTCCTGACCGTGCTCGAGGAGCGCGAGCGGTTCATCCCCCACCTGCTGTTGATCGACTATGTGGACATCATGCACAGGCGCTCGGGCGTCGATCGCTGGGAGGCGCTCGTCGAGAACGCGGAAGGTGTGCGGGCCATCGCCCAGCGTCGGCACATCGCAGTCAACTCCGTGACCCAGGTCAAGCACGCGGCGCTCCGCGCCAAGCGCGTGGAAGCAGCGGACACCGCAGGCGCGACGGGCAAGATCGAGACGGCGGACACGCTGATCACCATGTCGCAGACCGAAGAGGAGGCTCGAGCGAAGCTGGCTCGCCTGTACCTGGCGAAGCACCGCACCGATGCGGACGGGCTCCAGGTGTTGATCGCCCAAGCCTACGAGGTCGGTCAGTTCGCTCGCCACTCGAGCGGCGTAGGTGCTGCCTACGGAGCCGATGACGACGAGCCCAAGAAGGGCCAGCCCAAGGTGCCCCGTAGGCTGAAAGGATGATCGCCAAGTCGGCAGTCCAGGCGTTCCTCGAGCGCCCGATGCGCGACTCGACCGTTGCCAAGCGCATGAGCGAGCGCAAGCTCGACCGTCTCATCGAGAAGGCCGGGCTCGAGTTCCACACCGAGCCCCGTCGAGCGCAGAAGGTCTGCGTCCTGCTCGGGTGGCGCTACCCGAGCTACCTGTTCTTGCTGGGCATGGGCGGCGGCAAGTCGAAGGTCTCCCTCGATCTGTTCCGCAACCGCCGCCGGGCTGGACAGGTGCGACGGATGCTCGTGCTCGTCCCGAACATCGTGAACCTCGGAGCTTGGGAGGAAGAAGCGCACAAGCACGCTCCCGATGCCTCGGTCGTGACCATCGACCAGTCAGGGCAGCGCCGCGTTGCTGCGCTGCTCGGTGAGGACGAGATCGCAGTCATGACCTACCAGGGCCTCGTGTCGATGGCGAAGACGATCGAACCTGACGAGATCGCGCGCCACTTCGAGATGCTGGTGCTCGACGAATGCACAGCGGTCAAGAACGCGAACACGAAGGCGTTCCGCATCCTCCGCAAGATGCGGAAGCGCATCGAGTTCTGCTACGGGCTGACGGGCACCCCCTTCGACAAGAACCCGATCGACCTGTGGAGTCAGTTCTTCCTGGTGGACAAGGGCGACACCTTGGGCGAGACGCTGGGGTTGTTCCGTGCTGCGTTCTTCCGCAAGGAGCAGGGCTACTTCGGCGGGACGAAGTACGCTTTCAAGCAGGCGATGAAGAAGAAGCTCGCCAGGCGCCTTGCGAACCGATCGGTTCGGTACAGCGAGGCCGAGTGCCAGGACCTTCCTCCCGCTGTTGGAGGCATCGGCAACGAGTTGATGCTCGTCCCGGTCGAGATTCCCTCGGCGGCGCTGCCCTACTATGAAGCGATCCACTCCGAGCTTCGGAAGGCGCGCGGCGATCATCAGCTCGTGGACAACGCCTACGCCCGGATGCGGATGGTGTCGAGCGGGTGGCTTGGAGCGCGGACCGACGATGGCGAGAAGGTGGAGATCACCTTCCCCGAGAACCCCGTCGCGGATGCCGTGCTCGATCTGTTGAACAAGATCCCGGCGAGCGAGAAGGTGATCGTGGTCGCCTACTTCCAGACTACCTGCGCCTTGCTGCTCGAGCGGATTCGAGCCGCCGGACACCGGGCGACGATCGTGAACGGTGCGTTGACCAAGAAGCAGAAGCTCGCGAACCTCGAGAAGTTCCGCCAGGACAGCAAGATGCGCGTGCTCGTGGCGAGCACCGCGATCAGCAAGGGCGTGAACCTGCAAGCTGCCTCGAGGTTCATGGTGTTCGCAGAGTCGCCCGACTCGACCATCGAGCGCAGCCAGATGGAAGCTCGCATCCGGCGCGAGGGTGGTGAAGGGAAGCCGTGCTACTACTACGATGTCGTCGCCCGACCGAAGAAGCGGGCGGGCGTTGCCGAGCGCATCCTGGAGTCGCTGACCACAGGGCGCGACCTGCACGAGTGCCTGATCGACAGCCGTAGGAGTTGACCGTGTTCGATTGGATGCACTTCCTCCAAGCCAACGGCGTCGAGCATGTTGTTGGCCCCACCTCGAACGTGCGTCGAGGGCATGTCGGCTTCAACTGTCCGCGCTGCGCCGATGATGCGAAGCACCACTACTCGATCGAGCTGGACACGGGAAAGATCCGTGGGTGCTGGCGCGATCCTTCCCACTGGATGCCCCCGGCGGAGCTGATCGTTGCGCTTTCCGGCTGCACGCTCCACCGCGCCTACGAGCTGTTGAAGGGGCAGGAGGAGCAAGGCACGACGGGCGCGACCGCTGCGGACCTGCTCGAGGAGCTGACCGCCTCCGATGAGGACGAGTCGCCCGTGAAGAAGGTGCGCTGGCGTGACGAGCACCACAGGTTCCGCTTCTCCGGGGCGTCGAAGAAGCAGAAGCGATTCGTGCGCTACCTGGAGCAGCGCGGCTTCACGCTGGATGATGCTGTTCGTGGTGGGCTTCGATGGGCAGCCGATGGCAAGGATCGGAACAGAATCATCTTCCCCCTCTACTCGTGGGAGGAGGGCTTTCTGGCCGGGTGGTCGGGCCGTTCGATCGGCTCTGCTCGAGCGAAGTACCTCAGCTACCCCTCGGGCGAAGCGATCCAGCACCTCTGCTATGAAAGTCGCCCCTTGTCCGAGAATGATCTGCTGGTGATCGTGGAGGGCCCCTTCGATGCGTTCAGCGTCACCACGAAGCTCGACACGATGCCGGATGATCCCGGTGTCGTGGGTTGCGCCATCCTGTCCAACAGCGTAGGACCCGAGAAGATCAAAGTCCTGGCTGCGATGGGCAGCCTCGCCCGCCAGACCGTGATCATGCTCGACCGTGGAGCGGAGACGCAGGCCCTCGAGCTGGCGAGACAGCTCGCCCTCGTCAAGCCCGATGTCGTCCTTCCCATCGACGGTGTGAAGGACCCCGGGGATGCAACCGAGCAGCAGCTTCGGCGCGCTCTGCGGGGCTTCTTGTAGGCGAATCATTTTTCCGCCTTTCTGGTGGACTGGACCGGCTCCACTGTGGATGATCGGTTTCGTCGGGAATAGGCCCGGCACACACGCAGACACAGATGAACGACATCAAGCCCGGCGACCTCTGGGAGCGCGACATGGTGCAGGAGGGCTCGCTGTGATCGAGTTCGACGACCCGAACATCCAAGCGTTCTGCCGCCGCCAGATCCGCAAGTTGCGCGCGGCGAGCGACTACCAGCTCTCCGACGACGACATCATGCAGGAGCTTCGGATCGAGCTGTGGCTCGCTCTCGAAGCCTCTGACCCCGAGCGGGGAGACGGCGCCGCGATGACCATGTTCAAGAACCGCATCCACTGGATGCTGATGCGGTACAACCGTCACTACAAGGCCCGGCTGCCTCTGACGCAGCCGCCCGCCGACGAGGAGGGGACAGCCCTTTTCGATAGCACGCAGCAGGCGGACGAAAGCTATGATCCGACCTGGATGAAGCTGGCGCTGGAGGAGGCCCCTCCCGAAGTGCGCCGCTTCGTCGAAGCCTACCGCACCGCCTTCGGCAACGGACACGCGCCCTCGATGGAGAGGCTGTCGCGTGAGGTGGTCGGTGTTTCCTGGCGCACGCTTGCTCCGCGAGTGCGGAGTTGGGCGGCGCTGTCCTGCCCGGTCGAGGACCGGGCCTAACCCAACATCAAAGTCATGGCGAAGAAGACGGGCGCAGCGATCGAGAAGGAGCTGGTGAAGCTCACGGGTCTCAAGCGCAAGGACGGGGAGCCCCAGGACAAGTGGGTCACCCGCGTCTGCAAGAAGGCCCTCTCCCTCGACGAGGAGGTCCTCCAGGACATGAGCGACGACGCCTACGAGGCGGCGAACGCGGTGCTTGACGCGATCGAGGCCAAGGAGGAGGTCCCCGACTTCGACGGTTCGGAGATCGATCCCGAGGAGGAGCCCGAGGAGGAGCCCGAGGAGGAGCCCGAGGACGACGAGGACGACGAGGAGGAGTCCGAGCCCGAGGAGGACGACGAGGACGACGAGGAGGAGTCCGAGCCCGAGGAGGAGCCCGAGGACGAGCCCGAGGACGAGCCCGAGGAGAAGCCCGCTCGCAAGAAGGCCGCCAAGAAGACGGCCAAGAAGGCGAGCAAGAAGACCGCCAAGAAGGCCGCCAAGAAGGCCGCCAAGAAGGCCGCCAAGAAGACGGGCACGCGCAAGCACAAGAAGGTCGAGTCGCCCGCCACGGGCGCCGAGGTCTCGCTGCACCGGGCCTTCCGCGACCTGGTGATCCTCAACTTCGGCAAGTCGCGTCAGGAGTTGCTCGACCTCGGTGAGGAATCGGGCATCGGCCTCCCGCGACACTCGATGTCCACGACGATCTACCACACGAACGAGACCGTCGAGGCGCTCACCGAGATCCACGGCTTCGAGATGCCCTCGGGCACCGCGAAGAAGAAGAAGCGCACCAGCCGCAAGTCCTGAACCCAGGGAGGGAAGTCATGGAGCGCCAAGCTCTAGCCGAGGTGCTGCACCGCGTTCGTGGGGCAGTCGCCTCCAAGCCGACCATCCCCGCGTTCGGTGCCGTGTTCTTCGATGGTCAGTACGCCGTCGCCTATGACGACGAGGTGGCCATCCAGACACCGTGCGACTTGAACGTGGTCGGCGGGATCGAGCACAAGACGCTCGAGACCTGGGTCAACGGGTGCAACGGCCTGATGGTCGAAGCCTCCGAAGTCGGTGATCAGATCGAGTTCAAGTGCGGTCGCTCGAGGGTCCTGACGACGCTGCTCGAGCCGGACTGCTTGACCTTCAAGCAGCCCTTCGGGTCTTCGGTCGAGATCCGCGAGCCCAGCGCCATCGTCGATGCCGTTGGTCGTGCGAAGCCCTTCATGGGGACCAACCCGTCGCTGCACTCCTGGATGCTCGGCATCACTCTGACCGTGGACGACAACGCTGTTCTGAGCGCCACGAACAACGTGGCGCTGACCAGCATCGTCGCTGTCGCTGATGCGGAAGCACCCGCGCAGGTTCTCCTGTCGGCTCGCTTCGTCGAGCAGCTCCTCGCGATCTCGAAGAAGGTGCCCATCGCCGCGCTCGACATCGGAGATGGCTGGATCACGGCTTCGTTCGAGGACGACTCGGTCCTGTTCACCAGGACCTCAGCCGACTGCGCCCCGGAGCACTTCCAGCAGCTCATCGAGCAGAAGGAAGCCGAGGCCGCAGCTCGCGTCGAGTTGAACGAGGACGTGCTGCGCGCCGCGAAGAACGTGGACAAGGTGCTGCGCGCCGTTGACTCGATCAACGTGGATGTCGTCGTCGTGGACGGGCGTGTTCAGATCTCCTCGACGGACGAGGCTCGAGTTCGAGTCGAAGACGAGGCAGACTTCGATCATCCCGACACGGCGCTTGCCGTTCGGTCCTCGGACTTCGTGCTCGGGCTTGAGAACGCCCTCAGCGTCTTCCTCGGGGAAACGGCGATCGTGTTCTGGAACGAGGACTCGGTCTCGCTCGTCAGCGTAGGTGCCCACAAGAAGGGCTGATGATCGACGGATTCTTCACTCGGCAGGACGCCAAGGAGGTGCGGACCAGGAAGCGGGCGGCTCGACGCGGGCCGTCCGTGGAGACGCTGCACCAGCTCGGCACGAAGGGGGTGCGGACCATGAACCGCAAGGCGCGCACGCCCCTGATGGAGCCTGACCGATGCGAGGACCCGTTGGTCTATGTGCTCGGAGGCGCCCCCACCCTGGTCGATGATCGCAACGGCTTCCCCTTCTCGGACGAGGACGGGGAGTTCCTGCGCGAGTCGATCCCCAGGTGGGGGCGTTCCGTCACCATGTTCGACAACGCCTGTCGGACGCTGCCTCCGAAGGGCCGGGATCCGAAGCCCGAGGAGTTGGAGTGCTTCCGCCCCTCGGTCGTCGAGTCCATCGAGAAGGCACAGCCGAAGGTGGTGATCGCTGTCGGCAAGGTCGCCCTCAAGTGGGCGAACGGGATCACCCAGCCCATCATGGCTCGTGGTCGCAAGTATCCCGTCAGGTTCGGCAAGCACGAGTGCTGGATGGTCCCGCTGCTCGAGCCCGGCTGGATCATCGACAACTACGAGGGCCGCCCCTTCAAGGTCAGCGGGAAGGAATGGCTCGCGCAGTGGCAGAAGGACATCGAGTTCGCCTACCAGTTGGCGGACCTCGACGAGCCCCCGGTCTTCGTCGAGGAGGATGAAGTCAAGGACGGCATCGAGCACGTGCTCTCGCTCTCGGCGCTCCAGCGCGCCGTGAAGCAGCTCCGCAAGGAGACGCGGAAACGATCATCCTTCGACTGCCTCGGATGCGACATCGAGACGCACCGATTCCGGTTCTGGCATGAAGGCGCCCGTCTTCTCTCGCTTGCCTTCTCGACCCCGAGCAAGACCTACAGCATTCCCCTCGACCACCCCGAGCAGTCCTGGGGTGTAGATCGCAAGCGCGTGATCGAGTTGCTCCGGCAGGTGTTCCTGGACTCGGAGGTGCCGGTCGTCTTCCACAACCTGCCCTTCGACATCGAGTGGCTGGCGATGGTCCTCGGGAAGGACTTGCTCACCGAAGCGAACCTCGGGTGCTCGCTCCAGTCGGGCTATGTCCTGAACCCTGGCCCTCCTGGAGACGGCGCTGCGGGCTTGTCCCTCGATGACCTGTGCCTCGAACGGTTCGGGCTCGCAGCGAAGTCCCTGGCCCCGGCAGCGCAGTACGTGGCCCGCCTGATGGAGCAGCCTTTAGCCAAGGTGCTGGACTACAACGCCTACGATGCCCGCTTGGCCTGCTTGTTGTGGTCGGACTTGCAGCGAGATGTCGCCGCCGACGACGGGCTCGAGATGAGCTACAGGCTCCAGATGGAGCGCATCCCGGCTCTGGTGAACGCGCAGATCATGGGCGTCCCCGTCGATCAGGGGATCCGGCGCGAGATGGAGAAGGACTTCGACTCGAAGCTCAAGCAGCTCGAGGACGCGATCCGCGCTGACCCCGAAGTGCAGGAGTGGGAGGCAGCGAATGAAGCGTTCAGTCCCACCTCGACCGACCACGTGGGCAAGCTGCTCGGGGACCAGCTCCGCATCCCCGGCGTGAAGAAGGCCAAGGGCTACAGCACGGCAGCGAACGTGATCGAGGCCGCGCGAGACGATCATCCGATCGTGGACATGATCCTCAAGCACCGGGGTCTGTCGAAGCTCGCTGGGACCTATGTGCGGCGCTTCAACCCGGATCACGAGGAGTCCTATGTTTCGAGTGATGGGCTCGTTCACTGCCGGTACTCGGTGTCCAAGACCAGGACTTTCCGACTCTCGAGCGAAGATCCGAACAACCAGAACTGGCCCAAGCGGAAGAACAAGGAGGTCCGCAAGCAGCTCGCGGCCCCGAAGGGCTGGGTGTTCGTCGCTGCGGACCAGGGCCAGATCGAAGCTCGAGTCCTCGCGATGGAGTCCCGCGATCCCACCTGGGTTCGCATGATCGGTGAGGACTACGACATCCACACCGAATGGGCGGAGAAGCTCGCAGGCATCGACGACGACTTTGCTGCGCTGCTCGAGGAGAAGCCGAAGGCTGCGCGACATCAAGCGAAGAACGGGTGGGTCTTCCCGTCCTTCTACGGCTCGAGTCTGCGCTCGATCATCGAGACCATCGGGCTCGAGGACGAGAACGCAGCAGGCGCGCTGTTCGAGGAGTTCTGGCGCACCTTCAAGGGCATCAAGTCGTGGCAGCAGGAGCAGAAGCGCAAGTACGACCGTCTCGGCTATGTGCGAAGCCTGACGGGCCGCCGCCGCATGGGTCCGCTGTCCTGGAACATGATTATCAACACGCCGATTCAGTGCGCGGCTTCGGACATCTGCGTAGATGCCATGGTGAGGTGCTACCGCAGGTCGGTCGAGGAGGAAGCCCCCTTCCTCTGCCCCGTGTTGCAGATCCACGACGACCTCACCTTCCTCGTCCCTGAGTCGGAGTTGGGGTACGCAGTCCCGGTGATCGTCGAGGAGCAGCTCAACTTCAACGCGCCGTGGGTGAATGTCCCTCTCAGCGTAGAAGTGGAAGTCGGACCTAACCTCTTCGACATGGAAGAAATCGGAACCTGGACCAGCAAGGACCTACAGTGACGGAGCTTCACACTAAGTACCGCCCGAAGACCTTCGATGAGCTGATCGGCCACGACGCCGTGGCAGCAGCCGTGCAGAAGGCTCTCGACAAGGGCACCGCGCGCTCGTTCCTGTTCACGGGCGAGCCGGGCCTTGGCAAGACCACCTTTGCCCGCGTGATCGCGGACCACCTCGGGCTCGATCCTACGAGCGACAGCTCGAACTACATCGAGTACGACGGCGCGACGAACACGGGCGTAGACGACATGCGGGCCATCCTCGACAAGACGAGGTTGTTGCCTCTGTCGGGCAAGCGGACCCGCGTGATCGTGATCGACGAGGCGCACATGCTCTCGAAGCAGGCGTGGAACAGCGCGCTCAAGGTCGTGGAGGAGCCTCCGCCCGATGTGTACTGGGTGTTCTGCACGAGCGAGCTGCGCCGTGTCCCGGCGTCGATCCGCTCGCGCTGCCAGGAGTTCATTCTGTCCGAGTTGTCCGATGACGACATCGCAGAGATCGTGTGCCAGGTGATCGACGACGAGCAGATGACCGTCAAGTCCGAGGTGACCGAGCTGGTGATCCAGCACGCGGAGGGGCGCCCGCGCAAGGCGCTCGTTGCTCTCGGCCAGGTCGAGGGCCTCAACTTCGAGGACGCCCGCCGCGTGCTCTCGGGCACCACCGAAGAAGGCCACGCCGAGGTGATCGACCTGTGCCGCCGGTTGGCGAAGGGCTCGGACTACCCCGCGCTGGCGAAGACCGTGCTCAAGCTCCAGGGCGAAGTCACAGCGGACGCCGTGCGCGCCCAGGTCCTCGCGTACTTCACGAAGGCTGCTGGAGGGCAGAAGTGGCGCCAGGCCGCCGCGATCCTCACAGCCTTCGGCACTCCCTACCCGCAAGGCATCGGCAACCAGCTCTGGCCGGTGCTCGTTTCACTCGCAGAGCTGTTCGAGGAATGATGTCCAAGCAGATCACGCAGCCGTCCGAAGTCCGGGACGAGCTGGCTATCAACAGGGCTCGTCTCGACGACGAGCTGGTCGGCCAACCCTCGCTCGTCTTCGATGTCCAGATGGAGTACGCGAAGGTGATGTCCAAGAAGGACGCGATCAAGGAGGCGTTGAAGCGCCTCGAGGTCGAGAAGTTCAAGCACTTCAAGCGCACGCTCGAGAAGGGCACGGACAAGGACGCGAACGCCGAAGTCGAGTTGGACGAGGAGGTGCAGAAGCTCCGCGACAACTACGCGCTCGCGATGGGCATGGCCCGCCGCTGGGAGGCCGCCTTCGAGTCGGTCAAGGCCCGTGGCTACGCGCTGCATAAGCTCGTGGACATGCACCTGACCCAGGGCGCTGCCATCGCTGGTCAGTTCGAGCGCGGTGACGATCGTTCCCAGGAGGCGATGCGCGAGCGACGCCGCCGCCGCTCCGAGGAGTCCCAGTCCGCCGAGACCGACACCGGGAACGAGGAAGCCAGCGCCGGGACCCCGCGCCGCAAGCGCAGAACCCGCCGAACCTCGAGCGACGAGTAGGCCGCCGAGCGTAGGATCCCCCGCGACGCCTAGCGTCCAAGCAACATCAACAGGAATCAGCAACATGACCAAGCGCAAGCGCAAGAAGGGAGGGTTCGAGTACCGGCAGAACAGCCGCGAAGACGCTCGAGCTGCTTCCTCCAGTCGGGGCGGGTACGACAGCCCCTTCAAGGACACCGTGAAGGTGTTCACTCCCCACGAGGGCAAGAACCGCATCCGCATCCTGCCCCGGACTTGGGACGACGATGAAGGCCCCCGCCACTGGGGCTTCACTGCCTTCATTCACTACGGCATCGGCGCCGACTCGGCCAGCTACCTCTGCCTCAACAAGATGAAGGCCGACCGCTGCCCGATCTGCGAGGAACGCCAACGCCTCAACAACGAGGGTGACGAGGACGAGGCCAGCGAGATCCGCCCGGTCAAGTCGATCCTCGTGTGGGTCATCGACCGCAAGGCGCCCGAGGACGGGCCGATGATCTGGAAGATGCCCCTCAAGAAGATCCACGGCGAGCTGGAGGCTCGCGGTGAGGACGAGGAGACGGGCGAGATCCTTCCGCTCGACCACCCGGACGAGGGCTTCGACATCAGCTTCCGCCGCGAGGGCCAGGGCCGGAAGACCGAGTACAGCGGCGTCACCATCGCCCGCTCGTCCACGCCCCTGTCGGACGATGACGACGAGTACGACGAGTGGCTCGACTTCATCGAGGAGAACCCGATCCCCAGCCTGCTGCGCTTCTACGACGCGGACTACCTGGACCGCGTGCTCGGCGGCGTCGTGTCGAAGAAGGACGGCGGGGACGACGAGATCGAGACCCGCTCGAGTCGCCGGTCGCGTTCGCGCGACGACGAGGACGAGGACGAGGACGACGATCCGCCCCCGCGCTCGCGCCGACGCCGCTCCGAACCCGAGGACGAGGAGGACGAGGACGACGATCCGCCCCCGCGCTCCCGGCGCCGCCGTCGTGCCGAGGAGGACGAGGAGGACGAGGAGGACGAGGACGAGGA